AATTGTTAATGGTCATGGATTACCTAACAAGATTTTTTGCTTGGTTACTATTTGTGACAAGGGGAATATTGTATGTTATTCTCCGAATGATTTACATAAATTTCAGATTGATGCGAAGAATTATCAAGAATTTATTGGACACAACATCATAGGATTTGATGCTCCAGTTATTAAAAAAGTTCTTGGTGTAGATTTATTTGATATAGGTAAGGTAACTGATACACTTATACTATCAAGATTGTTTAAACCAGTAAGAGAAGGTGGACATTCATTAAGAGCATTCGGTCATAAGTTTGGATATAATAAATTAGAGTTCAAAGATTTCTCTGAGTTCTCTTTAGAAATGTTAGAGTATTGTATTCGTGATGTTAAACTTACAAAAAAAGTTTATGATTTATTACAAAGACAAGGCAGAGGATTCTCTGAAAAATCTATTGAGTTAGAACATGATGTCTCAAAGATAATAGAGAAACAAGTACAGACTGGTTTTCTTTTTGATAATGAGAAAGCACATATACTACTTGCTAGACTTCAAACTAAGATTGATGAAGTACAAAGTAAAGTTAGAGAAACTTTCCCACCTCTTAAGATTGAGGAAACTTTTATACCCAAGTCAAACAATAAAGCACGAGGTTATATAAAGGGAGTACCTTTTATTAAAGTCAAGTATCAAGAATTTAATCTTGGTTCAAGACAACAGATAGGTGAACGACTTATGAAACTAGGTTGGAAACCTAAAAAGAAAACTGATAAAGGACATGTAATTGTAGATGAAAAAGTATTATCAGAGATTAAAAATATTCCCGAAGCGGAATTGATAAACGAATTCCTTCTACTGCAAAAGAGAATTGCAATGATTAATTCTTGGATTGAAGCGGTAGCAGAGGATAGGAGAGTACATGGAAGAGTTATTACCAATGGTGCAATAACTTCAAGAATGAGTCACCAGTCGCCCAACATGGCTCAAATCCCTGCTGTGTACTCTCCATATGGAAAAGAATGCAGGGAATTATGGACAGTACCAAGCGGATATAAATTAGTGGGAATAGACGCAAGTGGACTGGAGTTAAGAATATTATCTCACTACATGAACAATAAGGAGTATATAAATGAAGTCATTAATGGAGATATACACACTACAAATCAAACTCTTGCAGGGTTGGAAACACGAGATACTGCAAAAACATTTATCTATGCGTTCATTTATGGAGCAGGTAACAAAAAACTCGGAAGTATCTGTGGAAGGAATGAAAGCTATGGAAAACAGATTAAAGAAAGATTTCTTAAGTCTTTACCAAGTCTTAAGAGGTTGCGAGACAGAGTGGACCTCGCTTGTAGAAAAGGATATCTCAAAGCAATCGACCAAAGAAACCTCATCATCAGACAAAAGCATTCAGCAGTCAACACCCTCATCCAAGGAGCAGGGGCAATAGCAATGAAGAAAGCATTAGTATTATTAGAAAAAGAAATAGAGAAAAATAATATTGATGCCTTACCAGTTGCGAATGTGCATGATGAATTTCAATATCAAGTAAAAGAAAATCAAGCAGACAAACTAGGACAACTTGCAATTCAAGCAATTACCAATGCAGGTAATGAATTAAATTTAAGATGTCCATTAACAGGGGAGTATAAAATTGGAAACAACTGGAAAGAAACACACTAAAACTTTAGATACTCTTATACCAGATATCAATAAATTATTGACTGGATTAGCAGAAGGCAAACAATTAAAAGTATCAGAAGATAAATTAGATAAATTTTTATCTAACATTAAAGACGCAATGATTGATTGGAGTAATCCAGTTAAGCAAGACAAAAGTAATTTGCGTATGTCAATACTTGGAAGACCAACAAGACAATTATGGTATGATAAAAATCAACCAAAGAAAAAAGCTAAAGCTGACCCATCATTACAATTAAAGTTTTTGTATGGACATTTACTAGAACATTTAGTTTTATTTCTTACTGACTTAGCAGGACATGAAGTAACAGACCAACAAAAGAAAGTTAATGTTGATGGTATTGTTGGACACATGGATAGTAAAATTGATGGTGAAGTTGTTGATGTTAAAACTGCATCAGCATATTCATTTAAGAAATTTGAGAATGGTACACTAGAAGAAGATGACCCATTTGGTTATATCGCACAGCTAACAGGTTATGAAGAGAATGAGAAATCTAGTAAAGGAGGATTTCTTGCAATCAATAAATCAACTGGACAACTTGCTTTATATAGACCAGATGATTTAGCTAAACCTAATATTAAATCTTTGATTAAAGATGTTAAAGAAAAATTAGAGTCAGATGAATTACCACCTAAGTGTTATGATTCAGTACCACATGAGAAAGCAGGTAACATGAAACTTCCTGCGGGTTGTGTATTCTGTTCACACAAAGTTGAATGTCATAAAGATACTAATGAAGGTAAAGGACTACGAGCATTCAAGTATGCAAGTGGTAATGTTTATTTTACAAAGGTTGTTAAAGAACCTAAAGTTGACGAGGTGAAGATAATAGAACAATAATTTTATGTTGAAACATAAGCACTTACTTGTAAGAGCAGAAGTATTAGAACCACCAAAAGATTTAAAGACAACTAAGTTATGGTTAAAAAAATTAATAAACGATATAGATATGAAGATACTTGGTGGTCCATATCTAAAGTATTGTGACAACATAGGTAATAGAGGATTAACTGCAGTTACTATTATAGAAACTTCTCATATAGCAATGCATGTTTGGGATGAAGACAACCCTGCGTTAGTTCAACTTGATGTTTATTCTTGTAAAGATTTGGATGAAGAGATTGTATTTTCTTATCTTTATAAGTTTAAACCAGTACGAATGAGTTACAGATACTTTGATAGAGAAACAAATTTTAAATTAATAAAGGTACAAAATGAATACAAAACAAGTAAAAAAAATTAGACGAAGAGCAAAGACTATCATGGTAGAATGGCTACACTCTTTACTACCAGAACACGAAAAGAAACTGATTAACGAAAAGAATGTGCTAGACTTAGCACCTAAACAAACCCACTATGTATTTCAGAATCAAGTGCGACTATCTGCATGGTCGTATAAGTGGATAATTAAGAAATTAAAACGAAATCCAGACTTGACATTTAAGCAACTTGATGCTATAATAAAGGGTACTGAAAATATTCCAAGTGGTATTAAAAGATGGTAAAATACAGGAGCAAATTTGAGAAACAAGTCATTACAAACTTACCTAAAAAAATCAAGTTCTACTATGAGTACAAGAGACTAAGCTATGTTCAACCGGCTATTCTTCGGTCTTATCTTCCCGACTTGTATTTTCCTAATACTAATATCTTTGTTGAATTAAAAGGTAGATTTACTACCGCAGACAGAAAGAAACATTTGTATCTAAAAAGTACAGGTGATTATGATATTCGTTTTTGTTTTCAAAACTCTAAGGTTAAGATAAACAAAAACTCTAAGACTACTTATGCTGACTGGTGTAAGAAGTTTAAAATAAAATTTTGTGACAAGGAGATACCGAAAGGATGGATGACAAAATGATGGAAAGTGGTAAAGCTTATATAGTATTAACACCTACAGGTATAGGTAAGACTAAGAAGATTGATATTGAATTAATTAATCTTGCGGAAGGTGACAGACAAGTCATGGCTTTAGCACAAGGTATATGGTGGTTTGCTAAAAAGAATTCACCTTTAGCAACTTACATAGGAATGAAAGAAATAGAAACAATGATGATACAGGATATGATAGATGATGAAAAAAAACATAACTAAAGAATACTTAGAGACAGCAGTTAAATTAATAACAGGACCAAGAGCAAATGATTATGGTGATAAGGTTATCAATCATGGTAATATTGCAAAACTTTGGTCAGCATATTTAGATGTTCCATTAACAGGACATGATGTTGCAATATGTATGACACTTTTAAAAATTGCTAGAGCAAAATTTGGTGACCCGAAACCAGATACTTATATAGACGCATCCGCTTATATGTCAATCGCAGGGGAATGTAAAGAAAGAGAAGGAAAAGAATGAAAGTAAAAATTGATTTAGAAAGAGATAATAATCTCACACCATTTGGTATTGCTACAGTACAAGATAGATATTTAGATAAGAACGAAACATCACCGCAACATGCATTTGCTCGGGCTTCTAAATATGTTTCTACTTATAGAGGTAAAGTAGATTGGGAAATGGCACAAAGAATTTATGACTATGCTAGTAATTTATGGTTTGGTTTTTCATCACCAATACTTTCTAACGCAGGTACAAAAAAAGGATTACCTATTTCTTGTTTCTTAAATTATGTTCCAGATAGTAGAGGTGGTTTGTCTTCACACTATGATGAAAACATTTGGTTAGCTAGTAATGGTGGTGGTATCGGTGGTTATTGGGGTGATGTAAGAAGTGATGGTACTTCTACTTCTCATGGTTCTAAGTCAACTGGGTCAATACCTTTTATGAGAGTTGTTGATAGTCAGATGTTAGCATTCAATCAAGGTACAACAAGAAGAGGAAGCTATGCTTGTTATATGGATATATCACATCCAGAG